GTCCGGAAGAGACTCGCAACGGCGGGTCGACGTAGACGTAAACGTGGGTGACGCCGCTGACCACCGCCGGTACGACGTCGCCGGGTTCAGCGGGTTCTTGCACGACGGCCCAACGACCTTGATGTTTACGCTGCGGTACTACGCCGGTGAAGACGCGGACGTTAGCCCACTCGTCCGGGTCCAGGTCCGGGTCTATGTCGACCTGTTCGAGGCCCACCACATCGAAACGGCCCAGACGCTCGCCCGTGACGTTGCGCACCCAGACCAAGTCCACGTCGTCGTCGCGAGGTACGCTGTGGCGCCGCACGGCGAGTCTGCGTTTGCGTGCCTCACGCGTGACGTCGACGATCGCGTTCCAGTCGGCGGCCGGAACGCGCATCGGACCTGGCGTGACGTGCTGCAGCATCTCAGTGTATCACGTGCCGATCCCGAGCAGGCCGAAATCGGCATACAGGTAGACTTGCTCGACGTAGGCGTAGCGCGGCTGAAGCACCAGCTTCTTGCCGCCCCCTCCTCGTGACCTCACCTCTTGTTCGTAGCGCACCCATAGGTAGTCCCACCCCCGCTTGGCCGAGATGGTCATTCCACCGACCTGCAGACTCTGGATGTTGGGCGAGATGGCGAAGCGATAAGCGATGGTCAATTCGGTCTCGCTAGGACTGCCGGTCGTTTGCGTCACTTCGGCGCCTGTGAACAGGACCTCGCCCGGGGCCCGTCCTCGGAACGTCCCAGCGTTCACTTTGCCGGCGAGGTTCTGCAGGATAGTCAGGTAGGCGGCGTTGACCTGGGCGTACTGCCAAGTGAACTCCTCGGAGTACTCGATCTTCGGTACGACGATGTCTACGCCTTCGACGCGGTCTCGGGTCACCCCAATGGCACCGCCAAAGTCCGGCGGATCACCGCCGTCGGCGGAATACGCTCCGACCGTGGCGTACGACTGCGTGATATGCGCCTGCTCGCCGGTGATTGAGAGCGTCGTACGGACCTTGAACGGATAGGTGGGCTGCTGGCCTTGCGTCTGCGACTGGGCGCGGTACTGCGCCTCGCAATCCCACACGTCCGGTCCTTTGCGTCTGATCTTGACCGAGTCAATTGTGAGATTAGCGTACGTGGCGGGGACGTTAGCGTTGGCGAACTCTTGCACGGCCTGGTAGTCGTCGGCCTCCTTCGGTGTGTCCGCGATGACGTAGTAGCGCAGCGTCGCCTCGGCCTTGGTCTGTCCCCATTGTTGCTCGCCGCTGTCGAAAGCCTCTACCAGTTGGTACGCCATGGCGTTCCCTCACGTGAACACGCCGCCGAGGTTGTCGGCGATCTGTTTTGTGTTAACGGCTGTTGCTTCGGTCGCTACGGCGATCCGGTCGACGGTGCGCGGACTGCCGAGGCTCCGGGCCGCGACGGCTGCGTTAAACGTGCCGGCGATGGCGACCTGCTCGGCTCGCCGCAGTCCCAGTGCTCCGCGCTCGTATGCCTTGCGCTGTCGCTCGGCCACATTCTCGCCCGCTTCGTCCGACTCTTTCTCTTTGGTTGCCTTTTCCTCAGCGCTTTTGGCCGCCTCGCGCGCTCGCTGTACCGCCTCTCGCCAATTCTGGCGTGCTTGATCCAACTGCTGCTGTGCTTGCTGCAGCATGTCACGGTAGCGCTGCCCGTGTTTGACGTGTGCTTCTTGTCGGCGGCGTTCGATCTCGGCCAGGGCGGCCTGTCGTTGCTTTTCGATTGCGGCGAGAACGTCTTTTTCGCCGCCGCCGACTGCGGCTAGCTTGCGTTGCATCTGATCGGCCAATTCGGCCACGGCCGCGTCCGTTTGGCGGCGTATGGCTTCGGTGTCACCGCCCGTGACCCACGCCCACGCCTCGCGGATGGCGCCGGCGATGCCGATCCACGCCGCTTTCAGATAGGTGGTCACGGTGATCCACGCCGATAACACTGCCGTCGCGACCTGCTGGGCGACCTTCTGGATGCCAAACCAAGCGTTGACCCCGACCCGCTGCAACCACACGCTGCCCTCAGTCCACAGTGCCAGGATTGCATCGGACACGTTCGCCCAAACCGCATAGATGGCTGTCGCTGCCTTGGTCCACGCCAGCTTGGCTGTTGCCGCGACGACTCCCATGGCCGCCCCCACTTCTCCGGCCGCGATTGCAGCCGCGAAGGCCGACCAGCTCTCGCGCAGCGTGGCTATCGCGGCTTGCCAGACCGACTGGGCTTGTGCCGCCACGGTTCGGACTGTTTCGCCGGCGCTTGTCAGTGCGCTGCGCCAGTCGGTGGTCGTCGCGATCCAGACGGCACCGACCGTGGCCGCCGCGGCGATGAGGAGCCCCACCGGACCACCGCCCAGCGCCATCATGGCCAGACCGACTCCGCGCACGGCCGTCACGACCGTCCCAAGGATCGCAGGGACGACCTTGAAGAGCCCAAAGGTCAGAGCCAGACCGCGCAGCCCCACACTGGCGATGGCCAGTGGTAGCTTCAGTCCGCCCAGAGCGAAGCTGACCATCTGCAGGGCGAGTCCGAGCCCCACCATCGCCGCTCCTACGGCCGCTGCGATGGCCAGCCCGCGCGCCAGAGTGCGGAAAAGTTCGGGATTCTTTGCCGCGACCCGAGCGATCCAGCCGGCGACCCCGCGCAGCGCCGTCGCCCACTGAGTGACCATCGGTTCGACCGCTCGGGCGATTTTGATTGCGGCTCCCTCGATGGCGGATGCCAAACGTCGGAAGGCTCCGCCGATGCCGGCGTCCATCTCGGCGGCGACGCGTGCCGCTGTGCCCGTCGACTGCGTGATCTTCTGCCGGAACGCGTCCACGGCACCGCCGGCGTTTGCGATGGCCAGCGCGGCTGTCACCGCGCGCTGGCCGAAGATGTCCGCAAAGACGCCAACTCGCTCGAGCTCAGACAGACCAGCCGTGCGTCGCCCCAAGTCCTGGATCACGTCCATGAGCGGTCGTGTGTTGCCGGCGGCGTCCTCGACGGCGACACCCAGTTGTGCCAGCTTCTGGCGGCCGTCGTTCGCCATTTTGATCAGCATGCCGCGCAGACTTGTCCCCGCCATGGAAGCCTTGACGCCCGCCCCTGCCAGGACGCCCATTGCGGCGGCGATCTCTTCGAGCGATTGGCCGGCTGTCGCCGCGACTGCGCCAGCGTACTTCATCGCTTCCCCGACCATCAGCACGTCCGTGTTGCTGCTGGTGGCGGTCTTGGTCAGCACGTCCGCGACGCGGCCGATCTGATCGGCCGACAAGCCGAATGCGGTCGCGATGTCTGTCGCGATGTCGCTGGCTGCTCCGAGGTCTAGCGCGCCGGCGCGAGCGAGATTCAAGACGTGCGGAATGCCGGCGAGAATCTGTTGGACGTTGTACCCGGCCATGCCGAGGAATCGCATCCCCTGGGCGACCTCGGCGGCGGTGAAGCTCGTCTCGCGTCCAAGACGTTCGGCTGTCTCTGTGAGCGCACCAAACTCGGCTTCCGTGGCCCCACTGACTGCCGCGACCTTGCGCAGCTCATCGTCCAGATCGATCAGTCGCTTGACGGCGAAGCCCAGAGGGGTGGCCACGGCGGTGACGGCGCCGAGGACACGCAGCCCGCCGGACTTCAGCGCCGATCCCCACAGCGCGACCGTGGCTTGGACCCGCTGCAATCCCCGGCGCAACGGACCGAGGTTCGCGCCGATTTCGACTTCGGCACGCCCAGCTCGTATTGCGCCGGCTGCTGGCATCCCTGCCTACTCCGTCTCTTGCGTGCTCCTGTCGCGGTGGGCGGTGCCCACTCTACCGTCCTTGCCGAACGCCGCTTTGAGCAGTGCCCATCCTTCGCGGCCGGTGACAGTGGGACGGCGTTCCCGCAACGGATGAAACTCCTCCCACGTGAAAGGTGTCGGGCGTCGCTTCGGATCGCGGTTGCAGTTCGCGGTCAAGGCGAGGATGGCGGCCGTGCGGTCCCATTCGGAGCGCTGTTTGGCTTCTGCGGCCCAGACGAGCTCTCGGAGGGTGCAGGGCCAGGGGTCGAGTCCTGTGATGCCTGCGAGCTCCCAGACGAGCTGCCAGATGCGTTCGCCACCGCGCCCGCCTGCAACGCCAGTTCTTCGATCGTCCGCTCCAGTTCGCCGCTGGCCAGAATCGCTTCCGTCTGGGCTTTGGCCGCTTGCTCCACCTTCTGTTTCGCGGCCAGCGCCCGCGTCCAAGTCTGGCGCAGGAGACCGCGTTTCGGCTCGCGGAAAAAATCGATCACACCCTCCACCAGCGCCAAGAACGCCTGCTCCCATTCCGTTTCGCCCATGGCTTCGGCGAGCTGCTCTGGGGCGACGCCGCGCTCGTCGAGCTGTGGTCGGACGACTGCGCAGATGACGCGCCAGCAGAGCACCGGATCGCGGGTCAATCGCTCGAACAAGTCGCTGCCGATCTCGCCGGCCTCCAGCAGGTCAACGCCGGTCTGGTCCTTGACCCGCGCGACCGTGGCGACGGTGACGCGCACCGTCCATTCTCGGCCGTCGCAATCGCGGAACGTGGCCATGGCTTGTGTCCTCAGTTAGCGGGTGGCTTCTCGGCCGCTTTGTCGGGGTTGCCTTTCAGCGCGGCGATCGCCTTCTCACGATCGATCTTGTGGTAGTTCTCGCCTTCGGCGACGACGGTCGACTGCAGGCCGTGCCGCTGCACGACTTCAGGCAGAATCCACGCGTAGGCTCCGCTGATCTTCTGCAGCGATCGCAGCAGTTCCTCACGTTTCATTGCTTCAGTCCTCATTCGGATTGCCCTTCAGTTTCGCGCCCGTGACGGAATCAGTTGAACGACGGATCGGTCTGTCCGTCGGCCGGCCGGATCGTGACCGACACGGTCGATCCCTCCTCCAGGGGCTGCTCGTTTTCCCACTTGGTCACGTTGCCCAGTATTCGGAAATAGCCCGCGCTAGCGATGTCGCCGTCCGCCGCCGCGACGTCGACCACTGTGCCGTTCACGTACGCGTCGCGCAACGTGCCGATATTGGCGTCGCTGGGGTCGTAGAGGAGCTCGATCTCCAGAGTCGCCTCTTTCAGGCCGGCACGAAATTTCCGCCACGTGCTTCCACGCCGGGCTAAGTCAATTTCGCCGGATTCGAGGCTGACTCGGACGTCACGCACAGCCGAGACTTCACCCCACGACGGCGTTTGCTCCGTTCCGCCGTTGATATAGAACTTGGCGTCCAATCCGATCAGTGTCGCCATCGCTCACTCCTTTGTCTGCGATTGGGATTCCTGCTCGTCCAAGACCCGGTGCAATCCGGTCTTGCGGTCTGGGTCGTGTTTCTCCAGCCACGCTTTCAGTTGCTGCCGCGCAGCAGGCTCTTGGTCTGTCCCGCGTGTGGCCCGGACCAATTTGGCCAGCGCGCGGCCGACACGCATGACTTTGGCCGCCCGGCCGCCGAATCCGGCAATGCCGATCCTCGCCAAGACGGTTCCCAAGAACTCGCCGGCCAGGTGGCTGATCACAAACGCGATCGCCGCACTCAATAGGGTTACGACGCTGCCCATTGTTCGAGCCTCCGTCTGAGCAGACCGGTGAATATTCCGATCAGTCCCCACAACATGCCGCGCGGGTCCGCGTCGGTCCGGCCTTTGAGGTCGGCGATCTGTGAGCGCAGGCGGTCGACGTCGTTTGTGAGTCGCTTTTTGGCGCGGAGCAGGTCGTCGATGCGTCTGGCTTTTCCGAGCAGACCGGCGTCTTGAAAATCGCGAATCAAGGTGAGGGCCTGGCGCAGGTCGGTTTTGGTTTGCTCCAGTTGGCTGCGCAGACTGTCGACCCGCTGTTTCAGATCGCGGACGTAGGGCTGCGGGCCAGGCCGATCGGACGGATCGGAGGGCCACCGAGGCTTCGGCGGGGAGCCGACGATGGCTTCCAACAGCAATCGCACACCGGCGGCCATCCATTGCAGCAAGCCTTTGCGGCCGGCCGGATCGTAGCCGACGCGGTATTGATCGGTGCCGCGAATCCAGATGGTCGGGAATGCGAGCTGGGCGGTGTCAGGCCGGCAGCGGGTGAGGAATTCCCGATACAGATCGGGATCGGACCAGACGCGTAAGCGCTGGTCCCAATAGACCCAGGTGAAGCGGTAGTCGCGGAAGTAGCCGGCCTGGACATCGCGCCGCAGCCGCTGGCAGGCTGCGCAGCCGCGGGCGGCGAAGACGACGATTTCGGGTCGGTCGTGATCGGACGGATCGGACGGATCGGCTGGGGGAGCGCGGGGCGTGGGTTTGCCGCCAGGGCCTGGCGCACCGCGTCGCGCGTGACGCGCCAGCCGACGAAGACGCTGCTGTTCTCGTGCAGCTCGGTGGCCACGCCGATGACTTCGCCGTTCTGGTTCAGCAGCGGTCCGCCGCTGTGGCCCGGGTTGATGCGGAGCTGGACGTAGTTTTGATCGACGCCGTTGCCGCCGACGATGGTGCCTTCGACGCGGGCCCAATGGCCGCCGGGGTAGCCGACGGTGTAGACTCGGTCGCCACGCTGCGGGACCTGCTGGGCTAGCGGTAGTGATGGCCACCGGCCCGCCGGCAGAAGATAGACGACCGGTCCGTCGCTGCCCTGGCCGACGGCGGCGAGCCGGGCAACGACCGGCTGACCATCGATCGTGACCGAGACGCGATCGTGAACGCCGCAGTGCTTGGCGGTGACCAAAGCTCGCCGTTCGGTCACGAACGCCGTGCATCCACCGAGACGGACGACGGCTCTGCGTTCGAGGGCTCCGTCCGGTGGTTGGGCTGCGGCGATCGCGGCCGCGAAGGCCACCGTTGCTGCGATCGCCGGATAGATGGTGTGTGCTTTCATGCGGCGGCCTCCGTTACGTCGGACGATTCGGACTGTCGATGAGCGGCTTCGAGGACGGCGCGGTAACTGACGATTCTGTGATCGCGGAACCACGCCATTGGGTCGCTCCAGCGTCGAATCAGCCTGTCGATAACCCGGACCGGCCATGCCACCGGCCTCGCGTGGATCGCCCCGTGGCGGTCGATGTAGCACCGCTGGCCGACGTGACGATAGCGCCACCACAGGACGCGCGGCACGAGATCGGCACACCGCTCGTAGCGAATCACCGGGGGCAAAGCGTCCGGACAGACCCCACGCAGGCATCGCGGAGCGCCGAACGTGATCACTTCCCGAACCTGCTGCCCGTCCGCCCGCGCCCAAAGCGCCAACAGGACCGCTGCCGCGCCGCCGAGACTGTGCCCAGTGAAGATCACGGGCGCGGTTGGATCGATTACCCACCGGACCTGCTGCCACAGATTCCGCGCGTAGTCGGCCATCCCGCTGTGAGCCCAGCCGAGTCCGTCGCAGCGGACGGGCCGCGACGCGACACGCAGATCGTCCAGCCAGTCGCGCCACTCATCAGTGCCGCGCGCGACGACCCACACGGTGCCACCGTCGTCGCACCCGACCATCGCTTGCGCATTATTACGCTCGATCCAGCGGGGCTTGCGCAGGCCATGCTCTTCGGCTAGCGCCATTGCGAGCAACGGCGTGCGGTAGACGATCGCGCTGAATCGCACGGCCCAGACGTGCTCACTGTCAACGCAAGACATCCAACGCTTCCTCCAGTCGCTCTCGAATCGCCTCAAGTTTGGCAGCGATCCGTTCCTGGGCGGCGCGCAGATCGGCGACGTCACGCCGGAGCGCGTCCAGCGAGTCTTCGATCCGTGATACACGGTCCTCCAACGTGCCGATCCGTACCGTCCCTTGAGCGGTCGTCAATTGCGTCTGCCGGACGGCCACCCATCCCGCCGTCGCGACGCCAGCCAATCCGGACAGGAGCGCCACGATCAGCGCGCGGGAGAACCACCCGTTGATCGGTGTCTTGTTACGCTCGGACTGCATCTCTCCAGGCCCTCGGAATGGTTCCTGCCGCGACTTCCTTGACCAAGGCCGGCCTCATGTAGGGTCGCGGCGCGACGTAGTGTTTCTTGCGACCGTAACCGACCGACCGACCGCCGAATTCGAGGCCCCACTGGGCGCCGCTGGATCGGCCCAACTTCACCGGTCCGATGACGACGGACCGCGTGCCGGTGTCGTAGCCATAGAAGATCGTGCGTCGCAGCAGGCCCGTCGGTGTCCGCGGCGGTTCCCCCGGCCGGGATGGCATCGTCGGTCGAGCCGGGCGTGGTCCTTTTCCCTGCCGCCAATACTTTTGTTTGATCCGATAGGCACGTCGTTCCTCTTCGCTCATGGCCGCGAGCGGCTTCATCCGAGGTTTCCGAATCGACGATCGCGCCCGCCGGCGGACGAACGCCCCGGCCTTCTGCAACGCTTGACGGCGCGCCCGCTCGACGGCCCGGACCACCTTCGGCCGGTCGAAGAACATCCACTTGACGCCCTCAATCGTCACCTGCATGGGTTGTCTTACCAGACCTCAGCCGCGTTTTGGTGGGCGGTGCCCACCCTACGACTACGACGTCCTCACAAGGGGACGGCCGGCAGCCAATACCGACACTGCGCAACCAGGACCACCGTCTGCGTTCGGACCAGCAATTGGTCATCCGGCCCGTTGACTTCGATTCGTCCGAGTGACGCGTCGGTGTAGGTCGGAAGTCGACGGTTCTGTCCGAGCCGGTCGATCACTTCCTGCATGACGCCGACCCAAGGGTCGACCTCGCTCTCGCTGCCTGACTTGACCCGGGCATGCAACGCCACGTCGACGTCGACGCGATACTGCTTCAGGCCGCGCCCGGTGAACTCCGTGATCCATTGGCCCGGAGCGATCGTGATCACACCGCCTGTGATGTCGGCGACCTTCACCTCGCGCAGATAGCGCCGTCTCACTTCGACGGTCTGCGAGTAGGTCCCGCCATCTAACAGGTCGGTGACCGCTTGGCACACTCTCTCGACGACGGATTGGGTCATTGGCTGACTCCGTGTTGTGTCGGACTAGGCCGCGCGTTTGACCGCCGCTGCCGTGGCGATCCGATCGACTTTCAATTGCAACGGCCGCTCGGCGTTGGCGGCGATTCTCGCGGCCTCTTCTGCGCCCGCGACACGGATGAATTGCTCCTTCCAGGCGATCCGTGCTTGTCCTTGCACTAGATAGGCCCGGTACTCACCGCGCACGATCTCGCGCTTAGGCCGCTTCTATAACTCGGCTTTTATTTCCGTCGCCAACGCCGACAATTCCGCCGCGTACTGCCGCGCTTCCCGTTCCAGTGCCCGCTTCCGTTCTTGCACGTCCCAGTAGCGAGCCAACTGTTCTGTGGTGATGGCCATCCTTGGTTCCCTTTACTCGGTGCCGACGAACTGGGTGTGAATGCGTCGGACGCGGTGCTCGGTATCGGCCCACTCCCACAAGGGAGCGCGGCCGTCGCGTCCCACGCGATACACGTAGGTCTTCCCATTGACTTGTTCGCGGATTTCGTCGCCGCGATCAGGCTCGATCTCTTGGCTATTGAGGACCAGGTCCGACGCGCGGACCAGATAGTCCCGGGTGATGATGTCCCACTGCATCCCCATGTCGTCTTCCGATCGGCCGCGCGTCGTGCCGACGACGGCCGGGACCTGCACAGTCGAGCCGCCGCGCTGGTACGTGACCGTGCGCGACGCCCACTGCCACAGCGTGTTCTCCAGAAACTCGTTGGCGCTGCTCAGTAGGTCGGACATGGTGGCGTCTCAGGTTCTC